TTCAACGGGAAAGCAGCCATACCCGATTCCCTGAACGGAGAATTCTTTACCTTTTACTGCGCCCATAACTTCTCATTGAAGCGGAGTTACGAGAATAATCTTTTGGTGCAACATTACGATACTGCACAGAAGGTGAAGCGTCACCTCTTTTCAACGATTCAGTTGAAACTCTTGGTTGATCCGCTTTGGGTTGGACTTGTGTTGCCATCACGCCGCCTTAGGAACAGATTTCGGTTTGTGAGCAGGTGCTTGCGGTTTAGGCATCGCAGCTTCTTTCTCCTCACGCTTCTTCAAATCTTCTTTCAACAATTGCTTCATTGGTGGTTCAACCAAATCAAGCAAGCCCATCTTATCAATAGCACCCACTTTAAACAAGTTAAATGCAAGTTGTTTTGTGTCTTCAGTAAAGATTGGGCTATTGCTGTGTGCGTCAACTTTCACAACAAAATCTTTTGTGAATTGTTCCGCAATAAAGGGCGTGCCTTCAGAGTCTTTGAAGTGCGTGGCATCGTAGGCTTGCATCAATTTAAGATAGAGTGTTGCTACTTTTTCCAGACTGTCTTCGACAATTAAGGCACGTTTCTTAGCACGACTAGAACCTAGACGAGCAAGCTGAGAGGCATGACCAGTGGATCTAACGCCGGACTCCCCTTTGCCAGATAACACGTTACTGATTCCAGAAACCTCAGAAAACATATCATCAATTTCATGCAACACCTCAAACAAGTTGCTTGGCATTTCGGGAGCAAGACGCTCAACTTTTGCGTTAGGCATATCCGACGCAAGCAAACCACCTGCTTTGTTCAGTGCAAAATTCTTTTCATCAAGGATGCCAGTAAAGCCTGACAATGCTGTAGGGGGCGATACTTGCTTGGATAATATATCCAACACTTCAGTCATGCGATTGTTACGCAAACCTTGCAAGAGCATAAGTTTTTGTACTTCAGATTGTCCCCAGAAATAATCGTACTGTGGGTTGGGGCAAATCTGCACAAAGGGGCATTCGCCTTTAAGGAAGAGTGATGCACCGGGTCGGTCATAGATGATGACATCTGGTGACGCAATGGTGACCACTTGGTAATCCATTGTTTCATCGTTCCACACCCATAGTTCTTGCATCTCAATGGTTTCTTCAGCAACACGGGCTTGATAGCGATTCATGCCATACAAGTCCAACTCGACGTTACCGTATATCGTTGGATTGGTTGCCGATAAGATGACACGGGCAACACCATCGCCGCCGTTCGCACCATCATTGGTTGTGTTGCGTATACCGCCTGTCACACGAGCAACAATACTCTCACGCTTGGGATGTGAGTAGAGTCGTGCATACAATTCTGATTTGGTGATGTAGTAACGCTGACAGATTGCTTCTTGTCTGTCTGTGTACGGTGTATCTTCACGCAATACACCCATTGCACCTGGTTCAATCATGTACGGATGGATACCGTTGTTCTGAACCAATTTAATGAACGTAGTGTTATACACCAAAGACCAAGTAAGCGCAGTAGAAAAAACTTGGTCTGCGTTGCTATTTAGCCACTCATCATTGAGTGCGCTTGTCAGTGTTGGAGTCTTTCTTTGTTCGGCAACAGGTACAGATGCACCAAGTGCGATAGAGAACCGTGTGGTTTCAGCGGAATAAAGAAAAGAGGTGAGTTGGTCAATGTGCGGATGAATCTTGTTGAAATAGGCAGGAGGTTCTTCCGATCCTGCCCCAAACAAGTAGTAAGAGCGTAAAACCCGGTAGTCCTCTTTACGCTCCTCCCTTGAAACCATGCACTTTTGTGCTAATTCCAGGTAGAAATTTTCACGTTCGTCATGGTTTGGTGGGATTCTCATGTCTTAATCTTTAGTCCGTCAGGGTCTTGCATGGTTGCACGAGGGTCTATTCTAGGACCATTATTGATCCCCGCATCCCTCGGTGTCAAGCCCACAGACTCACCTCTGACTGGTTGAGCGAACTTTCCGGCTAAGACTTGCGCCATATTCATCCCTTGGAAGCCACCGCCCCAGATTGCTGCGTCACCAGCACGGGCTTCTTGCGGGGCTTGCGGCGTTTCGGCTGCGGCTTTGCCTTTGCGAGGTCTGCCTCTCTTTTTGGGCGTGGCGTACTTCTCTGCGTCTGCGTATTCTTTTTCGGTGAACTTGTTGTTGCGGGTGAGGTAGCCGCTTTGGTTCTCGCCTTCTTTGGTGGACTTGATGTCAGACATTCCGAATTCGCTGGCAAGCTGCTTAAGTTGTCTGTCGGCAGCTTTAGACTTTTCACTCTTAAACCCAGGAGCCTGGAGAAAAACTTGGAGAACATAATCGGTACACCCCTCTGGACAAATTGGTTCAAAACCTTCAAAAAAGCCATGTTCCTGGCATTTGTAATCCCTTAGTATCCTAGACATTTACTTTATCCCCTAATTGATCGACTAGGGTTTCCCCGTAGTCGGCACGGTTAACAATTCCAATCTTCAATTTGATTTGGCTATCAACAACTTCTAGCCCATAGCCACGAGCTATCCTTGGTTTGGCAACCTTACGGTACTCCAAGAATTTGGTGTTGTCTTGGTTTTTCATAATAGCGACCTCGCCATTACGCCAAGCATTCCAACCTTTTGAGACTCTGCGCTGCATGGTTTCGTTCATAGGGTAGGTTTTATCTATGAACATCAATCGAAATGTGGATATAGGCACACCACAGAGTTCGCAAAACATATTAATACCGATACCACGGTTCGGGTCGGCAACGAACCGATCCATAATCAACTCTAATTCGGCTTTAGATAGGACGGGTATTGCCACCGTAAATACCTATTTGCTTGAGATAGTTTGATACGTTCTTACCCATTGCCACTTCTTCAGGGGTAAGTTCCTCTTGCTTCTTGCTGATGTCTTTAGAAATGCGTCTGCCAATGAGTTGAGGCTGTACTTGTTCTGCGTATGCAGCAGCAGCCAGGGCTGACGCAATGACTCGATCATCCTTGTTGCGCCCAGAGGCTTCAATTGCGCCCCCATCACGAACAACAGTCTTCATCTCTTCAATGGTTTCCATATCAAAGATGTCCATCATGCCACGCTCAAAGTAGTCTTTCATGTAGGAGAGCATTCTCTCTTTGGTCGCAGAGGTGGTGAGCCAACCCATCGAGGCTGACATCCCGCCTAATGAGTCGTTCTTTCTCCAGATGTAGTTGGTCATTGAGCCATAGACGTTCATCAAATCTGATCCCATTTGACCGCCCATAGACGCTGCAAGACGTTTGAGGTTACGCAACTCGTTAATGACGGCTTGACCTGGACCATTGACTTCAAGGTTAAGGGTTGAGTTCTTGTATGCGCCAGCAAGGTGAGCAATCACCCATGCGAACTGATAGGTGTTCATTTCCGACGTTGCGAATGCTGCGACTTGTTCGAGTCCATCGGAATAAGCTCTGTAGACTTGAATGCAAAAACGATCAGCCCAATCAGAAGAGCCGTATGCAGGATCAGCCCCAATAACGTAGTAGGCTGTGTCAATCGGTTCTTCCCATACCTTAAGGGTCGCAAGTCGTTCGGTGGACTTGAGGACATTGGTGTCTTGGAAGTTTGCACCAAACAGATAGCGGTAGTAATCCGGTGTGGTCTTTTTAGCGATTTTGGCAGCATCAGTACACCTTGCGTTAGAGAAGTAGGATGTGCCTGTCATTACGAAGGCGTAGTCTTCAGTGGGAGGAAATTCCTGATACATGAGGCTATCGTCCTTGATGCCTTCAAAAAGTTTCCAACGCCACCAGGCGATTTGACGAGAATTGATCTCTACGTTGTAGAGTTTCTTAATATCACGCACCCACTCTTTCTCTTCACCTGTGAGTTTGCCATCCCAGTAGACTTTGTAGGTTTGTCCATTGGGGTCTAGTGAATACAACTCATTGCGCCACCAGCCACAAAAAATAGCTCTTTGTGTTCTAGCCCGTTTAGCTGTCGTATACATATCGTGAAACATATTGAACCCACGGGCAGTAGATTCAAAGATGTACATTCGCATTGGGTTGGTTTCAGCAAGCGAAGCCAGTAGGGAAGCAAGACCTTCCTCATCACCCCAAGAACTTGTTTCTGTTCCATGTAGAAAGGTAATTGCTTTGCCACGACCTAGTGTTCCTTTTGAACGAGTTCCTGCCACCTGATAAAACAATCGACTGCGGTTCTTCAAACTCATCTGAGTACGGTTGTGAGCAATCAGAGGAATCTTGTATTCCTTGGGTAACCCATCCATGTACATCGCCAAGGTTGAGCGAAACATATCTCTGTTCTCTTCCGTATCCGTTGTCAATGTTCCCTGAAGACCAGGGTTAACAAAGTGCCAATACAGATCGAGGGCAAGAGAGATGGTGGTGATACCAAGTTGCCGCCCTTTGAGGATCGTGAAGAAATGAACGTCTTCCTCTAAGCCTTTAGCAATCTCACCCATGACATAGGTTTGAGTACCTAATAGCTTATCCATCTTCTTTAAGCCATGCTCTTTGGTTTCAATCTTGAGCTGTCGGCAGAAGTGATAAAACTGTTGAAGATTAAAGTTACTCATAGTTCCCAGTTAGCAATAGCACTTCTGACCTTTGTATCTCTCGCACAGGCGATTAATTCCTTGTACTGCAACTCAGAGTATGTCTTTTTCCAATAGGCTGCTAGAGAGCGTTTCTGAGCCTTGGTTCTGCAAAGACAGGCAGCATACATCTGAGCCTTAAAGTCTTTCCTTGTTGCCAGTAATTGTTCACTGTATTGATTTATCAAGTTTGGCAATCGTCATTCTCAACGTATCAATTTCTATCTGCGCCTCAGTCAGTAGTCTAGTAGACTCCGCATGAACTCGCATCAACTCTTTAAACATCTGTTCCTTAGACATCTGCCACACCAAATCCAAATACTTGTTCTTCTGAACCTGGTCTGGTGGCTCTACATATGTGATGTCATGTCCGTTAGCTTCAATACTCATCTAGTTCCCCACCAAAATAAACGTATAAGGTCTTAGCAGCCTCATAGACCGCTTCATCTACTTCCTCGTTCTGGTCATCCTCAAGCAAATCCATCACCTCTTCTAGACGGCAAAGCATTAACTTGTCAACCAAGCTATTTATTCTGTCCTCCATAACCTCTCTCCCGTTCGGTAGACAAACTGTTACTCAGTTCGCCAAACTCTAACTCCATTGTTCTCAGTACGAGCAACAAACTTCCATCCCAATTGCTTACCAACCCGATAGTTCCCATTGCATATCTGATTCAGCTTACCGTCAGGTACAAAGAATGAATCACCTACTTCCATAATCTTATATGGGTACTTGTTCCTAATAATACTCTTTGGTACATCTAACCCTTTCTCTACTGTGAGCATATCTACTCCTTTAATGAATTGTGCAAATAATAGCATAAACCTGATTTTTTTTTGGGGGGATATAGGAATGGGGCTACCCCCTACAGCCCCCTAAACCCATTCCATTGCCAGGGTGACTATCGGTTCTGGTGTAAGAATAGATAATATATATATATAGGGTTTATACTTATACCCATACCCTTTGTAAGGTAGTTGTAAGGAAGTAGTATGGCATTACGTACT